CTAGACGACGAGAAGATCCTCTCACGAGCACAATCAGTTACCCATGCTTATGATGAGTTCCTACGAGCAGCACAGGAGTGGGGTGCTGGCAAGCAATGGGAACATGCTTTAGAAGGTGTTGATAATGCCAAGTGGGAATTGTATGAACTCAAAAGAAAATTATATCGCGCAGTTGCTAACGTTTATATCCTCGAAGGAATTCGGTTCTACGTATCGTTTGCCTGCTCTTTCGCTTTTGGTGAACTTAAACTCCTGGAAGGATCAGCAAAGATCATCGGACTCATCGCCAGAGATGAATCCCAACACATGACAATCACCCAGAATATCCTAAATAAGTGGAGAGATGGTGACGATCCAGAGATCGTACAAATCGCCAAAGAAGAACATGACAATATTGTTGATATGTTCCGACAGTGTGTTGAAGAGGAAAAACTCTGGGCAGAATATCTTTTTAAAGATGGGTCGATGATTGGACTCAATGCCAAACTACTTCAGAAATATGTTGAATGGGTTGCTAACAGAAGAATGAAGACGATCGGATTAAAACCGATCTTCGATGTCCCAGCAAACAACAATCCTCTTCCATGGACTGAACACTGGTTGTCATCTAAGGGTTTACAAGTCGCTCCACAAGAGACAGAAGTAGAATCTTACGTTATTGGGGGCATTAAACAAGATGTCAAAGCAAACACCTTCACAGGATTTCAACTATAAGTTTGAACATCACTGGGGTGGCGAAGATAACTGGTACACCAAGGGCAAGAGATGGGCGAACAAACAAAAGTTCCCCATCAATCACCTTGCCCTTGGTGCTATTGAGTGGTTGCGTGGACGCTGGGTAGATGGTAGAGTGGAGATGGAGATGGCATCCATCGATAAACAGGTTAAATATATTGGAGAAATCTGGGACAAAGAAGATGAGCGAAATCGACCCAAAGCAGAGATCGTGGAGGAGGGATTATCTGGAGAGGAAGGCTGGTCTATCAGCATTTCAAATCCAGTTGTTGAAAGAGGGTCCGAAGAAACTGACGGACGCCTGGGCACTGGGAGCGATGAAAAGAGATTGGGAACTGAAGTTCCAGATCCGTGGGATGCCACTGGAGATTGGAACGACTGGGCAATAGGATTTGACAATGAATACAAGAAGCGCCAAAGACAAGGGTAGACGCCTACAGCAGTGGGTAAGAACCATGCTGATTGAGATGCTTGATGTTCATCCAGAGGATATTGAATCTAGATCTATGGGTGCTGGTGGAGAGGATCTTATTATGGCACGTGCTGCCAGAGAGAAGTTTCCTCATAGTATTGAATGTAAGAATGTAGAGAAACTAAATGTATGGGAAGCATATGATCAAGCTAAGGCTAACTGTGGTCAGTATGAACCTATTGTAGTAATGAAGAAGAATCATAAGAAACCTTTAGTAGTTGTTGATGCAGAATACTTCATAAAATTGTTTGAAAAAGATAAATAGATGGGCCTAAAGTAAGATGCAATGGCCGAAGAACAAAAAGAATCTCCTAAAGAGGAGGTAGTACAGGCAGAAAAGAAGAAGGGTTTCTTCGGTAAGATTAAATCTGCCGCTGAAGATCACGAAGGTCAACTGGAAGTCATTAGTACTTTCGTTCGTCTTGGTATCCTCGTCTGGTCTGGTGGCATTCTTACCCTCGCTTACATTAAGTTGCCGCCCGCACTTGGCATCCCAGAGCAGAAACTTGATCCCACTTTCATCGCGTCTGTTTTTACAGGGGTGCTCGCTACCTTTGGCGTCCAGACAGCAAAGAAGAATGGCGACGGAACGTTCAAGGGCACTGCTCCTGGCTCTGTCTCCAAAGCGGATCTTGAGAAACTCATCGCGGCAGCTGCCCAGACAGCGCCATCACAAACGATTCGTATTGAACAAGCCCCGATTAAGATTGCTGGTCTTTCGCCAGAAGAAAAGAAGGGTGGTGAACCCCCTGTAATGCCAACGGTATAAAACCATGTTTTTAGTAACAATGTTTATTATTGGTCATATGGAAATTGGTGGTGGTTATTGCCGCACCGATATGATGATGTATGACAATCCAATTACTATGGAATATCCATGTGAATACTATTCTACGTTCTTAGAACTAGAAGAAGAACTACAAAAAGAACTACAAAAATTAAATCAACTAGAGGTTTAAGATGCAAAAGTTAATCAACCTTCTTGCTCTCGCTTCGTTCGGTGTATCTGCTGTCATTGTAGGTGCAGGTGCTTATGTGTATCTAAACAAAGATGCACTTATCGAACAGGCAAAGGAGTCAGCAACTAAAGCAGCAACCGAGGCAGTTGCTGGCGCTCTCCCTGGC